CTCCCAGCCTTCCCGCATTTTTGCGGAAATGTTGCGTGGGTCAGCAGTGTTCAACGTTGATACACGAATCCATCTGTACGCATAACCGGGTTGCTTGTCTGGTTCAGGCAAAAGCTCAGGTGGTGCCCACTGCTTTGGGCGTTCCTGCACGGTACGGGTTTCGAGTTCACGACTAAGTTTGTTTTCAGCCATTGTTGGCCTCCATTTTCATAATTTCACGAGCGTACTGTTCAGGCGATAAACCCAAACGCTTGGCAATGCTCAACTGCGATTGCTTAAGCACGATTTTTTTGGAACCAGTGCTACGGGTCGCAGGGGCGACTACCGTGGACGGCTTATCTGTGCGCGAGGCGGGTTTATCCGACTGCGGAGAATCTTGAAAATAGTCCGGGAAGCGTTGACGCATAGTGCCATCAACCTTCTGCCAGTATTCATTGGTGGATGGATAACTAGCGCCGTGCTGTTTGACCAGTTTTTGGTGTAGTCCAAGTGCTAGACTGGTCATCTCCTCGTCCTGACCGAACCATGTATTGCGCTCTTGCCACGCAACAGCTCTTGGGTCAGGGCGAGCCACTTGGGCTTCTGGCTGAGGTTGTACATCATTTTCTTCTGGTTGTAAAGAGGGAACGTATTCTTTTGCTTTTTGTAACTTATAGTTAGCGTCAGCAATCTTACGTTGTGCTTCTAACAACCTCTCGGAGTCACCGTCTTCATAAGCAGATTTATATGCTTTTTCGGCAACATTTAGCTCTAATTCGGCAGCGTTCTTATATGTATCTAAATAAGACCGCTCACCTTCACTAAGTCTAGTTTTGAGCTTTTTATTCTCATCAAGCATCCGCTTGGCCAGATCTTCCGCAGCCTGACGCTCCCGCAAGGCTTGGTCTTTCTCCCTACGCTCGTCGTGCCACACCTTCTTCATCTGCTTTAGGCGGGTTTTAACCTTCTCGGAGTAGTCCTCAAGTTCATCTTGTTCAAGTTCTTGTACAAGTTCCTTGGGCATTGGCTCCCGATTACGATCCTCTGGCGGGGTGTCGTCTTCAATTTCAAAGTCTAAGCTGTCTTGTTTAGATTCAACTTTACCGCCTTCTTTTAGTTCCTTTTCATCCGGGAACTCAAATTCTGTGTTTTCCATCATTTACTTCTCCTTATGCGCGGCTAATACCGCGTGGGTCTTGCACGACAGCCTCAACGGTGTCGTCGTTAATCATGCGAAACTCTTTGCCATGAATCTTCAAGCGTGTACCACTATTAGGACGAGCTAAAACAAAATCCCCCGGTTTACACCACGGGCCGTTTGGAAAACGCTTTTCGTCTTTGTAGCAATCTGGGCCTAGAGCCACAACAAAAAATACCGTTGCTAATACTTCCTCGTACCTACGAGTTTCATCTGACTTAATAATGCCGCTTTCAAACTTTTCTTCGGCTTCTGGCAATGTCACCAGAATGTGATACCCCGAAGGTTGCGGTAATTGTTTAGCCTTTTCTTCTGCCGTTTGCGGTACTTCACCGTCTTCTGTTGCAATGATGATTGAATCAGTCATCGTCGTTACGCTCCATTTGGTCTGCAAGGTCTAATAGAAACCCTTCTGCGATGGATAGACCTCGAATCTCCCCGCACATTGCACGATACTCTGTGTAATCTTTTGCAACGCCCTCACTCACAGCGTGAGCAAGTTGCGCTTGTTTTTCATTAATCTTATTGCGAATAATTTCCAGTGCTTTGTCCACTGATTACTCCTTATTAGGCTTTTGTTTTGCCATACTTGCACGGATTCGCATCTTCTCTAGTTCCTGCTTAGAATCTAACTCCATACGATCCTTGGTTGCTTGCATACCAAGCCTTACACCGTCGGCCTGCATACGAGACTCAAGTTCATTCTTAGAGTGGGTAGTTTTTGCGCCAACCTGAAGCCCTGCAATTTCTTTCTGTGCGTTGATGCGTTCATGCTCAATGCGGAGTTTTTCTTCCTGTGTGGCAGCGTCAATCTCCAGTTTCTTCTCTTTAATGCCAACTTCTTTCGCTTTAAGCTCCAGTTCTTTCATCTGCATTTGAACAATAGGATCTTGTGCAGCTTCTTGTGCTTTCTGTTGTGTAGCTTCGGCTTGGTTCTTCTGGGACAACTTAACAGACGCCATAGCCATCATGCTGGCAATTTGATTTTCAATATCCTGCGGTATGGTTTCATCATCTTTAGTTTGCGGCAGAGGTACACCAAGCGTCTCTTCAATTTGCTTGCGATATTGGAAGGCAACATGCTCGTTAATATGCGCCATACCTGCGGCCATCATTGCTTGTGCTTGAGGGTTTTGGCCCACAATCTGTGCAATCTTGGGGTCTTGCATAGCGGACATATGCACTTGGATATGAGCTTCGTGGTCTTGATGCGCGAACGCTTTAACCGGCTTCATATTAATAATCGCCATGTTCTCGGCCACAGGATCTTTTGGTTTCTGATCTTCTGCGCCGGGGACAAGTTTATGAATATTCTTGATACCTAAAACTTCAAGCATCTGTTTATTCAACTCGACCATGTCATAGATTTGTGGTGTTGCTTGTGCCATCTGCATTACAGCCTGATACTGCACAACCTTCTGCGACATGGTTGCAGCATTTGGATCGCTAACTGGAATCACATCCACATTGTCGTAGTCTTTACGGCGAACCATGCGGTCGCCATCAGCTGGATCGTAGCTGTACTCTTCTGGAGCATAGGCAGCGATGATGTTCTTTAAGAGCTTGAACTCTTGTTTCATCGCAAAGTGGATGCGAGCCTGAACAGCAGACATAACTTTTAACTGCCGCTCTAACAACGCCAAGGTTGTGCCTACTGGTGCTTGAGCAGACATATCGGAAACTTGGAGATCCGCAGCGGCAGCAAATCGTCTTCCCTCGTCTACTATCTTATCCATCAAACCAGCCAGTACTTGGCTTGGTTCCTTGTATGGCAGCATCATTATGTTGTCGCGTATGGTGCCAGACGCCACATCTACGTCACGGAACTCACCCGGGGAAATAGGTGTATCGTCTCCTTTAGTACGCATACCTTTAGTCTTCAGACCACCCGGCAAATTGGCAAGCGTGCCCGCATCTACGAGTTGTCTTAAGATAGAAGTACCTGACTTAGCATACGCGCCAATCAAATGGATCAAGCCAAAGTAGTAGAAGCCAAAGCCGGGGATATAGCCGTAGTGGACGAAGTGAGTGCGCTTCTGTTTAGTCTCGTCATCTGGCTCGTAGTTTCGACGAATAGCTAGTACTGTGCCGGTGCCCTTCTCGATAGTGACAATGTAAGGTAATGCAATGCCATCCGGATCTTCATACCCTTCTAGGTCTAAATCAACCTGCATCTCCAAGAGCCTGTAGCGATCATCAGACGTAGCGCGAAAACCCATCTTCTCGGCAATTTTCTTCTCTACATCATCTAACGAGTTAACTGGTTCCCCCATATCCACGTCACGATAGAACCCAGCTACCATGAGCTTTTTCAGCTCATTCTCGGTCTTACGCATCACATGGGTTACACGCGGAGAAGTCTGTAAATTGCTCGCACCATAGGGCACGACGACATCTTCGGCAGGGACAAAAATAGACGCTTGACGATCCAGTGACGGGTCAAAATACACTTTCTTAAACGCATTGCCAGACAGACCCAAGCCCCACAACATGCGCTCGTGCTCACCACGATACTCAGTCATCACTTCGGTAAGCTGATAATTCATATCATGTTGAACACGTTCGGCAGATTTTTTCTTCTCTGGAGTTTCTTTGCCAATGATCTGCGTTTTAACCGGACCAGCGGCTGGGAAAGTTGCCATGATGGTCTCGGATTGGAACTTTACAAGGGCTTCCGCCAAGAGTGGGTGGTACACGCCACAGGCACCCTCCCAAGGCTCGCTTCGCTCTTCTAGCTTCATACCCAGCAGTTCAAGGCCGTCTACATAAGTCTGCATCCAGTCTTTGCGACTAGCTATGTCATCTTCATAGTCAGCGGTAAGTTCAGACGCAAGCGATTCCAAAGCATCTTCACTAATCTTCTCGGCAAGGTTCTCGTTGAACTCGTCGTCCTCGTCTTCACCCGGCTCGATCTCAATCTCTAAGCCACCCATACCAATAGTTACTGACTCTGGGTCTTCAATCTCAATCTCCAGATCCGGCTCCATAGTCTCGGGCTGCATAGCCCCAGCCACACCTAAGCCCAGCGGGGCTTGATTCAATGCTTTATCGATTGCCATGTTCAAATTCCTTAAAGGTTGTAACAGACGGGGCTGTCACTTGCATCATATGACTCACGTTCAAATCCTCTCGCGTTACGCCAAATGGGTTGTTTTTAATCCAATTCTCAACGTCTTCGGGTGTTGTTGTATAGGGCGTTTTGTCAGCCTCTTTTACTTGCTTGAGCAGTTTACGGTTGGCTCTCTTAATCCGCCACCAGAACTTAATAGTCTCAAAAATAGTCATATCAGCCCTCAGTAGTACGGACGCTGCCGTCTGAACTCTTTAACTTCTTCAGGCTCATCCAAGTCTGTACGGATGTAGCCACCTCGTCTAAAACGCATCATTGCAAGGGACACAGAGTCAACATAGTCGTCATGCTCTCCGCCGGGGAAAGACGCCACCTCATCTACAACTTCCTCTGCCCATTGTGTGTTGGGTATCCAAACCCGTTTAGATGCAAACAGATCAGCAACCGCATTCAATCTTGAAATCTTGTCATTACCTTTACCCGGAGTAAACTCCTGCACCGGAATCCCCATCGCCCTCATCTCATATATAAGAGGCGCACCGGTAGCCTTTTTCTCAATGATAATCGAGTCCGGCTCCCACTCCCGAAATTCCTCAATTGCCTTCTTCTTTAGGGATGGGAACTCCAGTCGGTCTCGGAACGCATTGAGTAGGATAATATTAGCTTGTGAAATCCCAGTGTCATCCGGCTGGTAAAACACCCCCCATGTCGTACATGCACTGTAGTCGGCGCGGTTGTTTTTCTCAAACGCCGTATCCCAAGACTGTAGAACAAACTCGCACTCCGGTGGAGACTCTTCTTCCCATATCTGCCACCACTCCCGCTTCACAATCGCAGACTGCTCAGAGGTGGGGTTCTGCATATACTGCGCCATCCACTTCTGGTTGGGCAGTTCTTCCTTTAGCGCCTGAAGTTCCTTCAAAGACCAGAACTGGGGCCACAAAGAATTCCCACTTGGTAGGATTGCAGGGAACTCAATAACCTCCCAGTCGTCTCCCCCCCGCTGCGACGCGGCTTTTACCACTTGGCCCGTTAGATCTTTCTTAGACCATCGAGTCATTACTATAATAATAGAGCCACCCGGCTGGAGTCGCTGTCGTGGACCTGATGTGTACCACTCGTAGGTCTTGTCGTATATCTCTGGGTTTATCTCGGCCAGCGCCGCTTCTTGTTCTGAGTGTGGGTCATCTATTATTAGTATGTCGGCACCCTTACCGGTCACCGCACCACCCACACCAATAGCAAAGTAGTCACCACCTGCTGATGTGTTCCATCGACCTGCTGCTTGGGAGTCGGCTCGTAGGCTTACATCCGGAAAAATCTCGTGAAATACCTCGGAATCGACCAGATTTCGCACTTTTCGACCGAAACCAACCGCTAATTCAGCTGTATGGGAGGTCTGAATGACCTTTTTGTGCGGGAAATTGCCCAGAAACCAAGCAGGTAGTAGATAAGAAGCAAACTCGGACTTAGTATGACGAGGAGGCATATTGATAATAAGCCGCTTACACTCACCCCTTGCCACTCTCTCGAACGCTTTCGCCATCCTGCCATGATGCGCTCCATTTATGAAGTTAGGCCACACTTTATGGACAAAATCCATGAAGTTATTAGCTGCATTTTCTCTTTTCTGTATTACTTCATGCTCTTCTAGGGAGGCGTAGAGGTCACGGAGCTGTGCTTCAGGTAGATTTGGAAGCATTTTCAAGAGATTTTGCAGCTCTTGGGGGTTCATTCTGGCTCTTCCTCCAGTTTTGGAGCCTCAATAAGCCCTAATTCAGCCTCTAAAGTGTCGTATTCGGGGGTTATATCGATAGTATTTGCCGCTTGAGCAGCCAGCAGACGGTTGATTTTGTCTGCAATTGCGGTTTTGAGGTCTTCGGAGGTGCGATGAGTGATGATAACTTCGGACTTCTCTGCGAATGCACCGACATCTGAGAGTTTGCCAAAGAGTTCAATTGCTTTAAGTTCATACCTAGCGTCACCACAGGAGGATATCTCAAGGAGTCTATTAGTTATATAGGTTCGTGCTTGTGTAGCATCTAAGACTACACGCTGGTCATACTCGGTAAGTAGGGCCGACAGCTTTAACGCTACGTTACCTTGATATAGAACTGAGGGGTTGTACTGGTCTTGGGAGGTTTTGTGCTTCTTGGCATCGACTTGCTTAAATAAGTCGTGGGCTAACTTTTCGTCATCCTCCGTCATCTCGAAGGGCATACCAAGTTCCGCCATGAGCGCAGCCGTGTTGGCAACAACACGGGCATTATCCTGCAAAGACGCGCCGAATTCATCGCCCAAATCTTTGGGGACGGGCACATCTTCCGTAGGTTGGATCTCAATCGTCATGTTCTGCCTTGTCTGGGAGACAGATAAATAAGTTGTCAATACTCGCTCCAGTGTGGGGTGAACTGACCAAAGTCCCCTGCCAGCACCATCTGCTTTCTCGACGATGCAAAATATACCACACCATTTTAAAAAATAAAATATAGGGGGTGGGGGGTTGGCAATTTGAAAAGGCATGGGGGGTGTTTTGCAAAACGCAGTTTACTAGCTACGTGCGTTTTTTATATGGGGGTGGGGGTATTTTAAAAACGAGTGATGTAACGAGCAAATTAGAGTGTATATAGCGCGATAGGGTGGTGATTGATTTTTTGGGGGGTGGGCGGGTAGTGGGGTCGGCGGGATGCCGATTTGACTGGGTCCAGCCTGTCGGCTGCGGACGTAAAAAAACCCAGCCTAAGCTGGGTTCAAGTTGGTGCTAGTTAGTTATAGGTCTGCTTCGGGTATTGCGTCCACTAACATGTCGAGAATTGATTGAAGCAAGTCGATGTCAGTACACTTACCTGCTTCAGTCTTAACCGCTGCTCTAAGGGTTTTCAGTTCTTCGCCCAGTTCTTTATTCTCGGCTGACTGCTTCACCTTCAATACCTGCTCTAGTTCCTTGATCTGCTTCTTTGATTCTTTGCTACTGGGATTCTTTGCTAGTGTTTGATACGCGGCTTCCATCTGTGCGCGAATCATTGTCGGCGTTAAGTCACCATGTTTTGCCAATACTTCCTTTTGCTTGGCGTCACGTTCGGCGGCCTTCTTAGTTGCTGCCGCTGATAATGCTTTCGGCTTGACCAGCCCGAATAGTTCATCCAGTAAACCGGCGAATCGGTTCCAAGCCTTATCAGCGGCGTTGCCGGTGTTCGCTGGATTTGCTTCGACGTATCCCGCCACCCAGCTAATGCGACCTGCTTCCCACTGGTCGAAAGTAGGATCAGTTCCTAGCATGGAAGCATAGTCCCTGCCGTTTTCGAAAACCGCTAGTTGATTGCGAGCATACTGGAAACCGCAGTCTTTGGCGGTTAGTGCCTGATCGGCGGACAATGCGGAAACCTGTTCCGCGACAATTTGCTTTTCCATCTTTGAATCTCCTGAAAAACTGACCAGCCCTATTGCTGAATCAGTAAAGCGATTATCTCATGTTTCCTATCATCGTATCAAGAGATATTTGATTTATTTTTCGTTGACATAATGACTAGTCGGTCATCCGGTCGGGTTTTGATCTATAGGGTTTCCCTATCAACCCAGGGAAATTAATAGGTTTTGGGATGGGAACGGTCATTTCAACGCGGTAGCCACTTTTGCAAAAAATAAAAAACCCCGCTGATTAGGCGGGGTTTGCTGGGTTAGTAGGATTATTGCAATGCTACAAGGGCGGCTTCAATCTTATACAGATCATCGCAATCCTTCAGAGCCTCGCGTACAGCGTCTTTGGCGGCCTTGAGTTCGTCACGCTCGGCCTTGGCATCATCGCGGGTCTTGATCTTCAAAACCTTCGCCAATTCGGTGGCTTGCGCCTTGGCTACTTTGCTATCCGGATTTTTGGCTAGTGTCTGATAGCAAGCCTCGATCTGGGAGCGTAGTAGCGTCGGCGTAGCGTCCGAATACTTCGCTACTAACTTCTCCTCCTTGGCCTTGCGCTCTGCGGCTTTCTTGATTGCGGCTTCGCTAGTGGCCTTTGGTACGGTGATACCAAAACGATCTACAAGGCGGTCCTTGAACCGCTGAAAGGCCTTGTCGGACGCATCGCCCTTGGTCTGCGGCTTGACCATAACGTAACCGTTAACGAACTCCACGCGAGCGGCCTGCCACGCCTCATAGGACGGCTCGGTTCCAACTTCGCGGGCAAAGATCTCAAGGGCTTCGGTTGCTTCGATCTCACTACGGGCGAACATTTCGCCGGATTTTGCTGCGGTCATAAAACCTCCAAAAGAAAGACGCGCTGACCCCATGTCATTGCGTCAGGAATAATTATCCTACTTTCCTATGATCTTAGGGAAATTACTTTTAATACGATGCTACCAGGCAACGTTGTATTTTCACGACGTTGTTGTCTTTGCAACAGAAGGGAGAGAACGGTCATTCCAACGCGGTAGCCATTTGCATGGGGAATTCCCACAGCTACGTTTACAGCGACATTCTGACATTGCGTCAGTGTGTCCAAAACTAAACTGCACAGGTGCAGTTTACCCCCCACTTTTAATCCTGTCAAGCACTTTTTGCAGCCTATTGTTCGAAAAAAGCAAAAACGCAGAACATTACAAGGAAATTTTCGAACATTATAAAAGTGACGTAACCCGTTGATTACATTGGGTTTTGTCTCAAAAAAGCGTTATGAATGTGGCAATTGTTCCGTATTGTTCTAATGTTCCGGTGTTTTTGAGCGCGTACGCCAAACGCAGTTCGACCACGCTTACCGGCAAGTGCATCTCTAAAAAGCACATACCTTTTTTTAGCGCCACTCTCTCTCTCTTAAATATAGAGAACATTAGGTACAATCCGTACAATGCGCATGTACACTAGGTTCTATTGTTCGAAAATTTAAAAAAATCCAGAACATTAGGCCGTTTTTCGAACAATAGCAATTCAACAACTACAATGTTCGAAAAAACCAAAAACACAGAACATTGCAGCCATATTTTCGAACAATAGCAAAATAACATCAAGCTCACGTAGCTCACACCAAAAACTCTGCATACACAGCAAGCAAAGCAGCAAAGCCTACAAAAGGTTGCCACCGTTGCCACCCAAAACCAAAAAGTTTTTATAAATCCCACCTGCCTATCATGAAAGACAACAGCTCCACACACCGGACAATCACCCGAATAATCCCAACTGCCGTTGGGAAAGCTAAGACATTAACTTGACTTTGTATAGTTATTATGCTATAATAGAGGGGTTAGTGGGAGATCGCCCCTAGCGCAAGCACCATCCAAATCAACCACGACAAACTGACGGAGGGTCAACATGTCTAAACGTATCAAGCAACACAACCCACGCAACCCCAACACTTGCAGACGATGCGTAACCAACCCCATCGGCAAGACGCGCCTAGCTTACGGACACACCATATGCCAAGCCTGCGCACGTACCAACCCAGAGACGCTGCCCCAAAGCAACGCCGACAGCAACAAGGAGATGGCAAATGAGTAACGAAGATGCGCGGTACTTGTGCGTAGTGTGTGGCGGGTTCATATCCCATGCGCGTTACAAACTTGGCTACAAGATGTGCCTACGCTGCGGGGAAGATGCAGCCAAGCAGGTCAAGCATTGCATCGCACCGCTGAACAAGAGCAACTATTACTACATCAGCAGCATGGAGACACTGAAGCAACTTAACCCAAAGAGGACAACATGAGAACGCTTGCTGTTGCAGATAAAGATATTGAGGCCAACTACCACGTTGATGCAACCATAGAACAAATCGATTCTTTGGCGCGGCTTCTGCTTGAGTGCGAAACGGACGGAGTGCGTGGTGGGTTCAAGTGGACATTGGTAATTGAATACGAGGAGGAAACCGAATGAGCAAGATCAAAGACTACGGCTACGAAATACTTTGCGCAGTTTACTGCGCGACTATGCTATTCACCGCTGTACTAATGATGGGGGTTTGATATGAAACTAGACGACAGAGAAATACTGGCATTACTCGCTGCGCTGGCAGGTGCAATTGTAGGCGCAACTCTTGGTGCTTTGCTAATGACTTTGCTTGGCTTCTGGGGGCTGTTATGAACTATGAAGGATACAAAAGACGTAGGGAAGAGGAGATTCAATGGATACGCGGTAGCAACGAACTGCTGTATGGGTTCTTTGGTAAGCAAGTCTCAGTCCGCGAGGTGCAGCTACGCCTTAACCAACAAGTCAAGGCGCGGGTGTTTAACAAAATGAAATCGGAAATAGCCGAGTTAAATGCAACAAGATAACCGCAACGACAAACTGACACCCCGTCAGAATGTCCAACCAAGGAGAGCAACATGAGATCAGTAGAAGCGCAGTACGAGTCACAGGAGTCATCACGCGGTGACGTTATCAATTTAGCAAAGGGCTTACAAACACCCTTGTTCGCAACACGCAACACCATCGAGGAAGCGTACGAGTACGCATACAGCATCATCGAGACCCTTGATCCGGTAGACAAGATCGGTGTGATCACAGCCATGCAGGTGCTGGTCAATACAATCGCCGAACAAATCAAACACAAAGCTGAGTGGAGGTAACTATGTACAGAGGAGACAATCTGCCAAAGATCAGTAACTTTAAAGAAGCACTGGCTTGGTATGAAAGCAGGGAGCCATACAAGAGAGGGCGGAGCAAAGGGCTTCGTCCGCTTGGGAGCAACCGTCGGTACGACAGGAGTTTGATCAACGTCATCACAGACGTTAATGGCAATGTGGGATCGATCATTCTCTCTTTCCACAACGCGCCGCTGATTACGTTTTTCCCTGACAACAGCGTCTTGCTTAACAACGGAGGTTGGGAAACCGTAGGGACAATGGACTTCATCAACAGCGTCCTGCGTACTCGGTTCAACCAAAGCCAAGCTGCTCATGCGGCCTACGCTGCGGGTGAATTTGGTTCTGGCATGTCGAAGTGGTCAGGCGTAACTCGTCGTCGGGGCAAGTTGTATTTCAGCGATGGGTCACCTGCCAATGGTGAACATAGATTTGAAAGGATTCTGAGATTGAGTGCCGACAATGAAGTAACCGGTGGGGTTTCCGAGAGTGCGTGGGTATTGGACAAGGAAATGATGGCGAGAGTCAGGAAGCATTACGCCGATTTCACTGAATACCTAACTTACTACACACAGATGGTAGGTACACGCGTGGCGCCCGACATTGTTCAGCAGAAGAAGCTATCGGTGGACAAGGGCGATCTACGGTGGAACAGCAGGCCACAGATCAGGGAGCGCGAAGAGTTTTTCAACTCGCTCAACTTGGCCATGTTGGATACGAGCGAGGACAGACTCCGGTGGTACATGCCCTTGGCCGAGCAGATTGCAGTCAACGCAGCGGACAAGATGTATGACTGGGCGGCGCAGGTATACAAGTACGAGATCACACCGCAGAAGGCGCGGGACTTTTTCTATGACCTCTGCCGGTATCAGTATGCCGATTTCCTATTCAAGAAGGAAGTGATGGAGAAAGGCAAAGTTGTTCTCGATGAGAACGTCAAGTACTTGCAGTACAAATCGGAAGCAACCATTTCGTTTGCAGTCTAAAGACAAACTGACATACGGTCAGAACGTCGCAACTAGGAGTTATAAAAATGGAAATTCGCATGAACGTAGAAGTATCCCTTGCTGAAGCTGAAGAACTTATCCTTACCATTGGCACCGAGAACGCTATTCATCTGGTGGGCGAGCCTGGCATTGGCAAAACTGCAATGTTTGAGCGGCTGGTGCAGCGCACCGCCTATCGTGGTGTGTACATCGACACGCCTAACACCGAGCTGGGTGACATCGGTATACCAATGCCGAACCATGAGACTAAGACAACATCGCTGTATCCGAACGAGGTTTGGGGTTTCCATAAGCAAGAACCAATGGTGATCTTTATCGACGAGTTTACCAAGCCTTCAAGCCAAGCTGTGCAGAACATGCTGCACCCACTATTGAACGAGCGTCGTATCGGCGGTATGAAGCTGCACCCTGATAGCATCGTAATCACAGCGGGTAACAACTTGTCTGATGGCGTGGGCGATATGCTGAAAGCACACAGCTTGAACCGTATGACGGTCGTGCCAGTACGCAAGGCTACATGGGAAGAGTATGTGGACTACGGTACACGTATGCACTACGCCCCTGAGTTGTTGGCTTTCGTACGTCAGTATCCAGAGGTGATGGCTTCCTACAAAGATCCATCGCAGAAGGATAACAACCACATCTTCAATCCAAAGACACCGCAGAAGTCGTTTTTCTCGCAGCGTTCAGGTCATCGTGCAAGCAACATACTGAAAAAGCGTCAACATGTCTCGCGTAACGCAATGATCGCAGCACTGTGCGGGACTATCGGTGAGCCTTCAGCGCGTGACCTGCTTGCGTATGTAGAGGTGGCCGACTCAATGCCAACGTGGGAAGAGGTGATCAGAGATCCGAAGGGCGCACCTGTACCTACTAACGCAGCAGCACTTTGCATCATGGCGTACGGCGCAGCGCAGAAGATTGATCGCGGCAACATCGGTGCTTGGTTCGAGTACTTGAAGCGTACACCGAAAGAGTTGCAGTCTGTGTTCTGTGTCACCACAAGCAAGAACGAGGACAAGAAGAATATCCTTATGACCAGCAGCGCGTTCATCAACTGGATGCGCGAAAACCAATACTTATTCTAGGAGAACTGCAATGGCTTCAGTAAAACTATCCGCTGAGAAGCGGGTCGAACGCGCACACGCGCAGCTTATGAGACACAAGGACTTCTGCTTGTTCTCTGGTGTGTTCATGGTGGGTAAGGTATCAGTAAGCGAAACCGTGCCGACTGCAATGACGAACGGGAGAGATGTAGTTTATGGCCGAGCCTTTGTCGATATGCTAGACGACAAGCAGCTTGCGTTTGTTGTGGTTCACGAAGCGATGCACAAGGCGTACCGTCACCTGACGGTGTGGAACAGCATTGCCAAAGAGAATCCACAGCTTGCTAACGCTGCGATGGACTTTGTTATCAACCTACAGATCATTGACTCTGATCCACATAGGACTGTGGTAGAGATGCCGCGTGATGCTGAGGGGAAGTTGCTTGGCTTGCTAGACGAGCAGTATCGCGGTATGGATACCAAGCAAGTCTACAACGCCCTGAAGAAAGAACATTGCAGCGATGATGGTGATGGCAAAGGCAGCGGTGGGTCTAGGGGACAAACTGACAATGGGTCAGGAAGTCCTGCGGGTCAGGGTAGTGGGAAGAACTTTGACGAGCATGATTGGAAAGGTGCCGGTGAACTTTCAGAGGAGGAAGAAGATGAGCTACTGAGCGAGATTGATAACGCTCTACGCGAGGGTGCTATCTTGGCAGGGAAGATGAAAGGTAACGTCCCGCGTGGCATCGACGAGCTGCTGCACCCGAAGGTTGATTGGAAGGAAGCACTGCGCATGTTCATCAAGACAAGTATGCGTGGTGGTGACAAGTCAACGTGGCGTAGACCTAACCGTAGGTATCTTGGCGTGGACATCATCATGCCGAGTACGATATCAGAGAAGGCAGAGACGTTTGTTATCGGTGCTGACGCGTCAGGTTCTATTTTCGGTGAGACGATGTCACAGTTCATGGGAGAGATTAAGTCGATCTGTGATGACGTAGCACCTGAGACAGTTGAACTACTGTATTGGGATAGCCACGTAGTAGCAAGGGAGACTTATCGCGGAGCCGAAGTCGAGAACCTGATCAACACAACCAAGCCTAGAGGTGGTGGCGGTACGCAACCTGAGTGTGTGCCGATCTATCTTGAAGCTAACCACATTACACCGCAGTGCATCATCATGCTAACCGATGGTGAATTCTATGGTGATGCGTGGCATGAGTGGAACCGCACATCTGCGCCTGTGTTGTGGTGCGTGGTAGGCAACAAAGACTTTGTACCGAAGCATGGTCAATCTATTTACGTAGAATAAGGAGAAAACAAATGAACGCAATCGCTGAAACGCCAACGTTCGAAACGTATGGTATAGCATCGTCCTCGCTGCTGGTAGAACTCAGCATCTCTTGCTGGACTGCTAGGAAGCTGGACAAGAAGGTGGGCCTCGAAGTTGACTCCGCCAAGAACACCAAGGTGAAGGCAGGTAACTACCATAAGCACTTGCTGGCAGGTAGCCCCGCACTTGAAGCGGTCGTGAAGTATGCGGCGCAGGTTCGTCTGTGGAATAACTTGAACTCAATGCCTTGGTCTGACAACGGCCAACGTATTGTGACAGCCGAGCATTTCTTCAACGGCTTCAAGTCGCAGATGGATTTGCACCAGACTAACTTTGATGAGTTGACTACTAACTTCCTAAAACAGTATCCAACGCTGATCTCTGCTGCGGCTTTTCAGTTGGGTGATCTCTTTGATCGTGAAGAGTATCCAGATGTAGAATCGATAACCCACAAGTTCCGCTTTCACTACGCTGTTAGCCCTGTGCCGACAGCAGGGGATTTCCGTATCGACATCAACGAGCAAGCCAAGGCCGAACTCGCTACTCAGTACGCCGAGCATTTCAACCAGCGTCTTGAGGGAGCCATGCGTGATATCTGGGGACGGCTACACGAGTGTCTCTTGCACATGAGCGACAGACTGACAGATGGTCAGGACGGGAAGCGTAGGGTCTTTCACGATACGATGCTATCAAATGCGCATAGCTTGGTGGAGCTGCTTGGTCGTCTCAACATAACTAATGACCAGAAGCTAGAGGATGCACGAGTGCAGTTGAAGAAGGTGATACATACCGTAGATACCGATGACCTGAAGGAACATGAAGAAGTACGTTCCGAAGTTAAGGACAAGGTCGATAGCATCTTAGCTAAATTTAATTGGTAAGGGGAATAACATGAAACTCAAAAAGAAAGTCGAACACATCGACTTCCCGCTGCATGAACCGCTAGAGAAGTTGCTGACCAAGCTGTACCACAAAGTGCCGAACCTTACGTTCGAGTCTCTTACTGTTGGGTGTGTAATAGAACACAAAGTTATCCACGAAGTTTCTGTGTTCAACGGCAACGAGCAGGTAGGTTCTATTGGAATTGACTACGCATCTTTTAGGAGTCAGGGTAAGTGCGATGTGTATACGATAAATTCATCACGTATCCAAAACCGCATAGGTGCTCGACATCAAAAGGTAACTAAGTTGCCGCAGGAAGCATTGAAAACGTCGGTAAGAGTTTTTGCTCAGGTATCAACGGCAACGGAGATTATCACTAAGATAAAGCAGAAGATGAGTTCTGAGATTGGTGGGGTGCAGTACAACGCGGTGCGGCAAGCCGAGCGTACTGGTGAAGATAGTATTCTCCCGCTGATGGAACTTGCTATGCAAGTAAGCAGAGGTGAAGTGCCGACTCTAAGTGTAGAGCTAACTAAGCTGGTGGCAAAACCTAATCTTGATAAGTTGATGAATACATCTAGGATTGCCGTGTCAGTAAACAACGACTACAAAAATGCCAATGGCATTGTGGTCAAGGAAGAGCGTGATGGTACGCTGCTAGGTGTAGTAATACATGATGCGTCTGGCTTGACTGATGAGATGCGCTTACAAAAGTTCAGCGATACTTATGAGATGCCTGAGTTGTATCAAACTAAGCTGGCTATGATGCGTATGTTAGAACATAAACAACCAGTAGAATCTATCGGCATTAAGTTTGTGATTGATAATACTAATTGGTATTACCTGACGGGTGGTGAGATAATTACCACTAGTTAGCGTTCAGCAACGATAACTGCGTTCTTTGGGGACAAGTTGACTTCAGGTCAGTTTGTCCCCTTTTTTTATCTATCAATATCTCCAACGCGATAGCGAAAATAAATAGCAAAAGCTATTGCGTCCTCCCCCCTTCCGTTCTATACTAAGTCCACTTATAGCTGTAGTGAGAGTGCAATGTCCACCCCCGAAAGTAAAGTTAAAACCAAAGTTCGCGCTGAATTATTGCGGCGTAGTATCTACCACTTTATGCCTGCTACTGGGGGCTATGGACGTAGCGGTGTCCCTGATATTGTAGGCTGTTACCGAGGCCACTTCTTTGCTATAGAAACAAAAGCGGGTAACAACAAACCCACTGCGTTACAAGAGCGAGAGCTTAAACAAATACGTGACGCTGGCGGGATAGCCTTTGTCATCAACGAAACCAACGTGGACGATCTGAAAGCGTGGCTGGACACGCTAGGCTGATGACCGATCCTATGACCGTTCCCGAGGAGAAAACGTGAAATCAATAATTGAAAAACTTGCGTACAAATTTTGCAGCACCGAAGTGAAGATGCTGATTGATAAATTAGAAGGAGATCCTAAAGCGATATGGGCGCGGCGTACTCTCCATTCGAATGGCTACGTAGCAATTGTTGATGACGGATTGTATTCTTTTAGGGATCGCGTAGCGATAGCCACTGCTGTGCGCCGAATCCGCCGACAAGCTACCAAAACGCGGATCGTAGAACTTATTTTTGAGGGCGAAGAAAAACAAAGATCGTACATACCGGGCGAAACAATAACGCAACGTATGACGAACCCGACTTCTATGATTACCCCAGAGGGTCTAACGAAGCAAGCGTTGAAGATTATTGAGAACGAGATGGCGGGCGTTTACAAAACTCCAACACAAACAGCAGAAGCTATGCGTCAGAAAGGATTGCTTTGAACATAATCACAATCGACTTCGAAACTTATTACGATCAGGAGTTCAGCCTATCAAAGCTGACGACTGAGGAGTACGTGCGTGATGATCGCTTTGAGGTTATCGGCGTAGCAGTAAAGGTTGGCGATGGAGAGACGCAATGGTTTAGCGGTACGCATGAGCAGACCAAGATTTGGTTCAATCAGTTCGATTGGGGTTCGTCTCTTGTACTTGCGCACAACATGCTGTTCGATGGCGCGATTATGTCTTGGAAGTTTGGCATTAAACCGATGGGGTGGCTTGATACGCTATCAATGGCCAGAGCCGTAGACGGTGTGGAAGTTGGGAACAGTTTGGCAAAACTCGCAGATCGTTACGCGATAGGCACTAAAGGCACTGAAGTGGTTACCGCAAAGGGGTTACGTCGGCTGGACTTTCCTACCGAGCAATTGGCACAGTACGGCAGGTATTGTATTAACGATGTCGAGATTACGTACAAGCTGTTCCACATACTCAGGGACGGGCTTACTAAGAAAGAACTGAAACTAATTGATTTGACCCTGAGTATGTTCACTGATCCTGTGTTGCAGTTGAACCTGCCGTTACTTGAGCAGCATCTTATTGAGGTGGTCGAGCGTAAGGAAAAATTAATCGCCGAAGCCTGTTCCGATAGGGATACGCTGTTATCCAACCCTAAGTTTGCAGAGAAGTTGCAGGAGTATGGAGTTGTGCCGCCGATGAAAGTCAGCCCCGCTACAGGCAAGCCGACGTTGGCGTTTGCTAAGAGTGACGAGGGGTTTAAGGCTTTGGCAGAGTATCCAGATGAGCGGGTGCAAGCCCTTGTTGCTGCACGGCTAGGAACCAAGTCCACGTTGGAGGAAACACGGACACAGAGGTTCATCGATATTGCCAAGCGGGGCGATATGCCAGTCCCCCTACGCTACTACGCAGCGCACACAGGCCGTTGGGGTGGAGACGATAAGTTAAACCTTCAAAACCTGCCGAGCCGAGGCAAGGATAAGAACACGCTGAAAACAGCTATCTGCCCACCATCGGGATACGTACTAATCGACGCCGACTCTGCTCAAATCGAGGCAAGGATTGTCGCTTGGCTATCAGGGCAGAAAGACTTAGTGGTAGCCTTTGAAGAAGGCCGTGATGTGTACAAGATGATGGCGGCGAGTATTTACGGTAAGGCAGTAGCTAATGTTACTGAGGAAGAACGCTTTGTTGGTAAGACCACAATCCTTGGTGCGGGATACGGTATGGGGTCAATGAAGTTTCAGATGCAGTTGAAAACGTTTGGTGTGGAACTGACTCTGGAGTTTTGCAAGAAGATTTTAAATACGTACCGTACTCAGTTTGGGCACATACCAAGGTTGTGGGCACAAGCAGGTGATTGCATAGGATTGTTAGCGGAGGGGGATATAAAAGCAGCGCCGTTTGGTATTCAGCCACAGGCTACGTATTTCATGCCGGGGGTCGGGTTTGATATGCCAAGCGGTATACCGCAGAAGTATCCGGGGATTAGGTTTAGTGGGGCTATTCACCTGCGAGGCGTTCCAGAGATTGTGTACGACACAAGAAAAGGACCAAATGGAATCTATGGCGGTAAGGTAGTAGAGAACATTTGCCAAGGACTTGCGCGGTGTGTGATCGGTGAACAGATGTTAAAGATTGCACAGCGATATAAGGTGGTGCTGACAGTCCATGATGCTGTGGCTTGTATTGCACCGATAGCAGAAGCAGAAGAAGCAGCTAGGTATGTGCAGGAGTGTATGAGGTGGAGACCAAAGTGGGCAGAAACATTGCCGCTTAATTGTGAAGTAAAGATGGGCGATAGTTACGGCGGCGCGAAGAAGTGGAAAGGCTAACCCCTGTAGCTACATAAACTATAAATTTTAAATGGAGAAGTTAATGATTGCGAAACTACTAAACCCCATGCACATTTTGATGTTACGAAACGCAACAGCAATTAAGCCTTTATCTGAAAAGATTAAAGCGATTGACGATGCCACAGCACTAATTAAAAAGCAAAACCCAGAAAAGTTCTTTCACTACACCAAGGATGGCAAGCCCGACCCTGCTATGCGTGACCGCATATTCCATGATGAGCCACGTAATTTAGAAATGTCTCAGTACGCAGGATGCAAGCAGCCTTACGCTGGAATAAACCAAACAAAAATATTTAAAGAGAGGGGCTAACATGAAAGCATTTCCAACACACAAAGAAGAAGGCATGGACTTGCGTGATTACTTTGCGGCGAAGGCCGTGCATAGTTTTATCATGGGCGCGTTTATGGAAGAAAGGGATATTGACTACAAAGACATGGCTGAAGCAGCGTATGAGTTAGCAGATGCAATGATGAAAGCAAGAAATGAAACCCCCTGAGATCGTAGCCGTTGCGTTCTACGTAGCTATCGCTGTGTTCAGTTTGTACTACGGGACTAAAGTTATCTTGAACGAGCCGCAGCTACCTTGCGGGGTAGCTGAGATAAGT